CCCAGCCAGTGGCTCGTCCACAGCGTTCCGGCCTCGTCCCGCCATCCCGCCGTCGTCACCGTCGCCGAGCGCGACCGGCCGGCCGCCCGGCGCACCTCCCAGTCGACGCGCCGCTTGAGCCGCTCGCTTGTCGTCTCGCCTTCGTGGATCAGCACCCGCGGCCGATACCGGGGCACCCCGGAATCCTGCGCCTCGGCCTCGACGCGTAGCACCCCGGCGCCCGAGCCGCGCGTCGCCTGCCCGCGCGCCTTCACCTGACTGAAGCGCCCGTCCGAGGTCAGGTGTCCGCTCGCCCGGACGATGTTCACCCCGTTCTTGAGACCGCCGGCATGGCGCCCCGGCGGCTTCGTCGCCAGCCGCAGCCGGCCGTCGGGCTCGTCGTAGATCAGCACGCCCGACGATCGCGCGCGCCGCTCGACGCTATCCCAGTCGCTTTCGCCGGGAATGAGCTGGTGCCACGGCTCGACGGGCAGGCTTTCGTCGGAGATCCACCCGACGCCGACGTCGTCGAAGGTCTGGGCGATCTGCAGCAGGTCCAGGTCGTTGGCGTTCCCGGTCGGATGAACGACCGAGGCCTCGACGGCATCGATCGAGCGCGACACGATCCCGACGGTTCCGCTCCAGTTTTCCTCCTCGTGCGACGGGTCGAAGTCGCGGCCATAACCGGTCAGCAGCAGGTCGCCGGACGCCGTGATTTCCACCGGGACGTCCGGCATCAGGGGCCAGTCGGATCCACGGACCGCCACCCCCGGGTCCACGACGGTCAGCGACGCGGTTCGCGAGGCCTGCTCGGCGCCATAGGTGACCGATATGACGGTCCACCACGGAAACGGCTCTCCGTTCGCCGTGATCGCGACGTCTTCCAGCCGGTCTGTCACGACGACAGCGCCTCCAGCCGCACCGGCATGAAGCACGGCGTCGACACCCCGTTGCGCTCGACCAGTTCCGCGGCCCGGTCCGGATCGCCATAAAGGTCATAGGCAAGCCGCGTCGCCGGCATGGAGAGACCGGTCTCGACCCTCACCAGCGGCGCCCGGTCGGCCGCCAGCCGCGACAGGACGATCGCCGCCTGCCCCACCAGGTTGGCAAGCCAGGCATGCGCCTCGTAGCCCAGAACGTCGCCGGTCTGCTCGATCACCGGTTCCGCGACGGTCGAGAACGCGGTACGTGCCGCCGTGGCGTCCTGCCGCGCCGCATAGTCGCGCCGCACCGTCACGATCGACAGCGCGCCGACCAGGCCCGCCCGGTAGACCGTATCGACGCCCGCGTCGCTGTCGATCGCGTCCTCGGCAAGAAGCGCCCGCACGGCGCGGTCCAGCGCTGGCGGATCGCCCTCGCGGGCAACGAACCGGAGGAACACGATCAGCGCGTCGCTGAACGTGCGGCGATCGCCGTAGACGCCCTCGGCGGCCTCGGCGAGGGCGTCGGCAAGCGTCGTCGCGTCCTCGAGAACGTTGCCCGAAAGTCCCGCCACGTCCAGCAGGGACGCCGCGCGGGTCGAGGCGTCCCGCGCGCCGGCAAGCACGTCATCATAGAGGCCGGGGTCATAGGTCATGCCGCTAGGACTCCAGGTCCGCGAAGGCCTGGCCGACGATGGCCCTGCCTGCATCCATGAGAGCGGCCAGCGGCCCGGCAGTCAGCACCGGCGCGAACGGAACGGCTGCGAGCCCGGCCTCGATGAACAGGATATCGAAGGCGATGTAGCCGTTCTGATCCAGACGCCGATTCCGACGGCACCGCCAGGCGCGGGCCAGCGTCGGCGGCAGCATCGGCAGCACGAGCATGGAGGCGCCCGGGGCCTTGCAGGCGGCCGTCAGGGCGAGCGCCTCCGCATCCGCCAGGCCGCCGGCGACATAGGCAACCGTCGGCCAGACGTCTTCGGCGCCGCCCATTTCCTCGACGATGGGCGTCTCGCCGTAGGCGATGTGCGTGACGGACAGGCGGCGCCCGCCGTCGTCACCTTCGTCGTCCACCCAGAACGGCACGCCCCGGAACGAAGCCCGCCGGAACGCTCTCGACCAGTCTCGCGCGACCATGCTTCGTCCCCCTACGGAGCTGCGGTGCCGGTGCCGCCTGCGTTCGGCATCGACCGGCCGACATTGGCGCGCACCTGCCCGCCGCCGGACGGCATCTGGATATTCGGGCGGATCGGTTCGCCGAGAATGCTCTTGATCTGGCGCATGATCCGCTCGGCCTCGGCGATTGCCATATTGCCCTTGGACCTCAGTTCGGCGGTGTAGGCGTCCATCGACTGCGCCGCGGCGCGGCCGAGGTCCTGCTCGGCCGCCCGGCCGACCTGGTCGAACACCGCCTCGGCGTCTCGCGCCGTCGATGACGGCATGGCCGCGGAGACCGCGTCTCGTGCCTCCAACAGCTTCTGCTTCCGCGCCTCGATCGCCTGATACTGCTGTTCGAGGTCCTGCCGCTCGGCCAGGATCGCGGCCTCGAAGGCCGTCGGCGAGGACGGGCGCGTGCGCGGCAGCGGCACCATCGTCCCCGCACCGGCCGGTCTGGCGCGCGGGAGCGGGGCGGTCGGCGGGCCGAACATCCGCAACTGGTTCATGTCCGCCCCGGCTTCACCGCCGCCGTCGATCACGGACCGCACCCGCGACACGCTGCGCGCCAGCGCGTCGATCTGGCCGGTCAGATCGTTGATGGCGGCATCCGTCTGCGCGACGGCGGGATGGTCCTCACCATAGAGCGCCACCTGGTCGGCGCGCCGGGCGCGCAGCGGGTCCAGTGCCGCCCGCTTCGCGGCAAGCGAGGCCTCGGCCGCGTCGACACGCGGGCCGGCGCGCTTGACCAGATCCTCGACGGGCGTGCCCGTGATCTCGCTTTGACGGGCGAACAGGTTGCGCAGCGCCTGCCGATTTCCGTACTCGGTCCGCTCGCTCTGCGTTTTCCCGAACAGAAGTTCCTCGGTGCTGATACCCGCCACGCCCGCGACGAAACCGGCGGGATTGAGCACCGGGTTCCGCCAGAGCGCATTCGATCCGCCGGTTTTTGCGACAAAGTCCACGAGCCCCTCGCCGAGGTCCCAGACCTTGTCGACAAGGCCGCCCTGCCGCTTCTCGGCTTCGTCAAACAAGCGGTTGATCTCGTCGGCCGCGGCCTTCGCGGCAGGCGCCACGCCTTCGCCCAGTCGGACAGCCGTGCGGTCTGCCGCCGCCGTCATCTGATCCCACTTTGAGGATGCGTTCTCCAAGCGGCGAGCGAGATCCCGCTCGATGGCGCCACCAGACGCGAGGACCTGCCGCTCGGTATCGCGCAACTCGTCGCGGAACCGCAGCAGTACCTGGATCGCCGCGCGGGCCTGCCGATCGGGGAACAGCTCGGCGATCCGCGCCGCGCGCTGCGCATCCGTCATGCCGGCCGTCATCTTCTCGATGGAGTCGAGGACCGCGTCGAACTGGTTCTCGCCGGTCTCTCCGGCTTCCTCGAGCATGCCGATCAGGTTGACGTTGAACTTCGCGAAGTTCTTGATCGTCGAGGGATCGTAGATCTTCTCGAAGGCGTTCAGCATGTTGTTCGCGGCTTCGGCCCCGGTGCCGGTCGCCTTGCGCGCGATCTCGAGCTGCGCCACCAGCTTGGCGACGCCCGCGGTCCCCTCATAGCCGAGCTTCGCCGCCGAGGCCGTCAGCGACGGGAACTCGGCCGCCATGTCGCGCAGTTCGAACTGCCCGACCTTGCCGCCCTCCGCCATCATGTCGAAGGCGAGCTGCAGGTCGCTGACGGTCACCCCGAACTGCTGCATCACGGCGTTAGCAGTCGCTGCGACCGAGTTCATTTCAGCGCTCGCCGCCTTGGCCGTTCGGGCGACGGCAGGCGTCGTTTCGACGGCGCGGTTGAACTCCATCCCGGCCGCAGCCAGTTCCTGCGTGACGGCGACGAGTTCGCCGCCGAGATACCCGATCGGAGGTCCGACGGACTGTAGCGTTTTCTTCGCCTTGTTCAGCTGGGCGTCGGTCGCCCCGGTGACGATGCCGAGGTCGGTGAGCCCGTCCTCGAGCGAGGCAAACCGCCGCACGGCGTTACTGACCCCGTATGCGATCGCCGCCGGAGCGATGACGCGCGACGCGGCAGCAAGCGCGGCGGCCTGGGCGTTGCCGGCAGCCGTCGCGACCATGGCCTGGCGACGGCCGACCATCGCCGCCTGCCTGTCCAGGCGATTGAGCTTGCTGCCGACCTGCTGCAGGACGCGGCCGGTGCGGTCCGCGGCCTTGATCTGCAGTTCGGCGGAAACCGTGCGGTTCACTTGCGGGTCACCTTTCGAATGGAGGGCTCGCCCTCTCCCCCTGAAACGGCCGCCCGAAACGACCGTCCTTCACGACCGCCTGACCCGCCCGCGGGCGACTGCCTTGCCGTGCCACGAGACGATCTCTGACAGGCTCAGTCCTGCGAGGTCGGCTGGTCGCCATCCGACGTCGAAGACGAGGTCGTCGATGGCGCGCCCGACGGTTCCTCCGTCGCTTCGCCCGTCGGCGTCGACGCCGGGGGATCCCGGAAAAAACCGAGGATGGCGTCCTGCAGCGCCTTCGCGTCCCGCGCGTTGATGACCGGCAGGCACTCCGGCCCGGGCTCGATGCAGCACCGGTCGATGTAGCCCTTCACGATCTCGGGGATCGTGAGAAGGACCACGTCGCCGTGCTGTGTCCGCTGCCACTGCTGCGGCTCGCCCAGGTCGAAGAAGTCCGTGTAGACCGGCTCGCGCAGCGTGATGCTGTCGAACGCCGTGTCATGCGCCGAGTACCGGCGCGTCAGGGGGATGGTCTTGTTTGCCACGACCGGCGCCGCCTACGCGTTCGTCCGGGTGTAGCGGTTGGCGATCCCGGAAATGCCGGTCACTTCTCCCGTGTTCCGGTTGATCGACGGTTCGCCGATGAGGGTGCCGTTGGTCCACATGTGGGTGACGCCGGTAAAGTCCTCGACGGCCGTCATGTTGAAGCTGTCGGCGCGCATGATCGCATCCCAGTCCTCGCCGCTGTCTTCGGGCGTGATGTTGAACCGATAGCCGGTCAGCTCGACCGTCTTCGATACCGACCCGTTCTGGTTCGTCACAGACCCGGCGTTGATGTTCGAGGGCATCACTTCGACCTGCCCCCGCAGCACGGGCTTCTCCCCCGTCGACAGGGAAAATCGGATTTCGCCGCCGAATTTGTTCATCATGGCTGCTCTCCTGAATGAGCGTTAGGGCGCGGCGGCGGAGACGTCCGCCGCCGGAGGGTTCGTCCGCCGTCAGGCGGCTTCGCGATACTGCCTGTAGATCCGCGCGTTCGCCGCAATGATGTCGAGCGGCTGCACCATGTCGATCGGCGCCATCACGTCGACGCGATCGGGATTGTCCGCGTTGATCTTGACGTTCACCCGTTTGGCGAACTCCTCCGTGTTCGCGGTCACGCCCTGCAGCGTGGTCTGCCGGTGCGCGTGGATCAGGGTCGCCTTGATGTCCTTCGGCGTGGAGATCGCCGCCAGGGTGCCCGGGTTCGTCTCCTCGAGGGCCTTCTGGCCGTGCTCGTAGGACAGCGCCGCCCGCCAGTGGCGCAGCACGTACATGAGCTGCCCCATTATCTGGATATCGCGGAACGTCGTGTCCGTCTGGCCGAGTGGGTTGAGGCGATAGGTCGTGATCAGCTTGTCGATCGCCACCTTCCCGTCGACGGTGATCTGCCACGTCGACAGACCCGATTTCAGGTAAGTGTTGCGGGCGCTGTAGCCGAGCCACTTCGTGCGGTCGCGCGGGGCCTTGACCCCCTCGATCACAAGGCCGGTCTGGTTGCGCGACACGTTGCCGTTGACGCCGTCCGACAGCCAGGTAACGACGCGGCCCAGGTGGCCGGCCGCCCACTGCCAGGCGGGCGACGCGTTGCCCGCGTCGGTAACCCGCGGAATGATTGTGACGTGCCGATCGTTGCGCGCCAGGCCGAGCGTCGTGTTCTCCGAGGTCGTGCCCGTGGTTACAGTCACCACATGCCCGTAAACCTGCCGGTTATACGCCCAGCGGCCCGACACGTCGCTGAGCAGCGTGCCGTACCGGTCGAGGTTCGTCGTGTCCGACCACGGGCATACGATCCAGTCGAAGGGATCGTCGCCGAGCGCGGCAAGCGCCGACGAAAGATCCGGGGTGCCCGACGGCGCGGTCTCCTCGGCGATCGTCAGCGCGCCGACGAAGGCATTCGAGGACAGGGTCGTGGGGATGTAGAAGTCGAGATCGGCGAAGATATCCCCGGCATGCCGGGCCGTGACGTTGACCTGGTTTGCGGTGCCGCCGTCGACGGCAGCCGTGACCGGCAGGGACGCCCCCGTCATCTCGTTGTAGTAGGCGTTGATGGCCGCCGCGATCGCCGTTGCGACCGCGTCGTCGTCGTCGCCGGCCGCGATCGTGATCGTGATCGGCTCGCCGGCGATCTGGAGAACGCCGTATCCCCCAGCCGCGGGAACCGAGTCGACCGTGATCGACCAGACACCGGCCGTGCCCGACGCGGCGGCCGCAAGCAGCCAGATTTCCTGCGCCGGCGCGTTCAGCCGGGTGATCCGGTACATGTCGGCGAGCATCGACCCGGCGCCGGCAAGCGCCTGCGCCTCGAGCAGCGAGTTGCAGACCGTCGGCGTGTTCTCGGCGAGGTCCGCGCCGGTGTTCTTGTGCCCGATGACGATCTGGCGCGCATTGCTTTCGAACTGCCCGCCGCTCGTCACCTCGAATCCGAACAGGGGTGCGACGAGACCGCTGCCGGGGAAATTGTCAAAGCCGATCGGATCAGCCATCGGATAGGTCCTTTCCTGTCAGGATTGGGGTTAGTCGGCCGTGGACGGGACGTCCCCGCCCTTGCCCTTGCGGGGCGCCTTACGGGGTTTCGCGGGCGGCTCGGCCGCGGCTTCGGCGTCATTGCCGCTGTCGCCGCCATCGCCGGCGTCGCCGTCGGCATCGTCCGCGGCATCGGGAGCAGCCGCCGCCTGTTCGGCGTCGGAGGCGCGCCGGATCGATTTGTCGCCGATAAGGGACGCCCAGAAAGGGTCCTCGACATCGACCGTCTCGCCGCTCGGGCGAAACAGCCGCATGTCGCGGTCGGGCATGGGCAAGGTGTGCGTCGGATCGGCCAGGACGCATTTCTGCAGGTTCGGCATGACTTACTCCTCAGTCGTATCCACGCGGGCCTGCACGGCGCCGTCCTCGGGCGTCGTCGGCGCGGTTCCGGTGAAGTCCAGTCCGACACGGATCTCCGCAAGCGGCGTACGGTCCGTCGCGGCGAGCGCCGCGGCGAGCTTGTCGAGCGTGGACTTCGCGTAACTGTCCTCCGGCAGGGCCGCCGCAAGGCTCGCAAGCGGCTCGGGCAATCCGGCCTCGTCGCCCCATGCGTCGTCGTCGACGTCACAGGTCAGGACCATCGTGCGGCGCGCGATCCGCAGGCCGAGGTCGTTGGCCCGCCACGGCGAGACCTCGACCCGCGACACGCTCTTGCAGATCGTCCGGAACAGCGCCCCTGACGGGTGCAGCGTCAGCAGCCGCCGCACAGTCGCCGCCAGGAAGTCCAGTTCGAGTTCGGCCTGAGGGTCGTCGGACGGGTTGCCGACGGCGGTCTCGCCGTCGAATTTCTGCACGACGGCCATCTCCAGCTCGAGCACGAGATCGACACTCAGCCACTGCGGATGGCTCGCCTGAGACTCTCCGCGGCGGCGTCCCGACGTTTGCTCGGTATAGACCCCGATCGCCGGCGTCGGAGGCCCGCCGGCCACAAGGTCGTCGATCGTCGTCATGCGGCTGTCGAACACGTTCCGCCCGGCGATCGTCGGATAACCACTGTCCGCCAGCAGCGCCTCCGTTGGGCAAAGGGTCTCCAGCGCCGCGAGCCTGAGGGCTGCGACCGAAAGGCTCGCCATGGTGTCTCGATTCCTGTTGTCTACGGGCTTCCGGCCTAACCGGTCGCCAGCTTCAGCGGCAGCTTCACTTCGCTCTCGCCGTGCCGCTTTGGCGCACCCGTCGAGTACACGGTCCCCTTTTCGGTCCGCTCTACCTTGTCGCCGGCCGCGGGCTCGTAACCGAGGTCGGCGACACGGATCAGGACGGCGACTTGAGCCGACGAATGCCGAAGCCGCTGGTCGGCGCGGGCCACATAGGCCGACCCCTCCGCGTCGAGGTCCTCCGGCACCTCCGTAAACGCGCCGGAGATCGCCGTCCGGACTGGCCTGTTCGGATCGACTTCATAGGCGGAATTGGGGCCGGTCCGGCGCATCGGCCGATAGACGATCGGCTCGCCGAAATAGTCCTGCATCCCGTCCGCGATCAGCGGGCCGGCCACGGAATCGAAGAATGACGGCATCTGGGGACGTAGCCTCGCCGCGCCAGCTACTTCTTCGCCGTCGACTTGGCGCGGGTCGTGCGACCGCCGGAAGCCTTCGGCGCCTTCCGCGCGCGCGTCTTGAGCGGCGGCGCATCCTGGGTCTCGACGACCTTCGGGCTCGACACGGGCGTCTCGCCCCAGGTCGCCCGGCCCGCCTCCACCAGATCGTTGGCGAGCGTGGCCGAAATGTCGGAGCCGACCTCAAGCGTCTCGCCGCTCGGGATGAACCGCCCCAGGCGGCGCGTTCCCCGCGTCATCGTGATGCTGCTCATTTCTGGCCTCCTGCAAGCCGCTGCTACGGATCAGTCTTGGGGCACCGGGCGGATTGGAGACCGCCCGGCGCCTGGCGCTATCGGCCCGCTTACGCCTCGTCGGCGCGCGTGGACCCGTTCAGGCGCACGGTGCCGAGGGTTTCCTCCGCACCGCTGCCGACGGCCGCCACTGCGGCGCCGACCAACAGGTTTCCCGAGGCGGTCGTCGTGAGATACTTGTTGGAGTCGTCCCAGTAGACCAGCGCGCCGATCGTCCACGCCTGCGACGGCGCCTTGTCCAGTTCATAGACGCCCTGCGTATCGAACTGCGTGTCCACGCCGGTCAGCCCGTCCACGCAGGCGACGCCGAAGATCTGGCCGACCTTGGCCCCGTCTCCGGTCTCGACGTCATAAGGGGCCGGCAGCGTCAGGTACCGGCCTTCCTGCTTGAAGTTTTTCATATCGGTTCTCCTGATAACCCGACCCGTCGGGGCGGGGTGTCCGTCAGAAACTGGCCGGCGACCGGAGCCGCCGACTTACTCGTCCGCCGCTGATCAGGCCGGCGCAGCGCCCGCGTTGCGATAGGCGCCGCGGTAGTCGATCGCACCCGCGCCGAAGTCGTGCTCGAGCTTCACCTTCATGCCCTGCACGTCGAAGGTGTCCTCGCTCGTCAGGCGCGGGCCCTCGAACCCGTCGAGGTACGAATACGCGAAGACCGGCGAGACCTCGGGATCCGCGAACAGATACCAGGCGTAGTCTTCGATATTGGCGTCGCTCGCCGGCATCAGGTTGCGCATCGATTCCGGAACGGCGTTGCCCGGGGCTGACGGCGTGATCGTCGCAACGAGCTGCTCGGCCGACGTGATCATGTCCGGGCCGCAGAGGATCGTCTTCGGCTTCAGGTTCAGCTTGATCCCGTCGATCGACTTCTGCTTCGCCATCTTCGCGCGGCCGCCGCCGACCGAAGTGACCGTGACAGCCGCGGCGCTGCCGCCGGTGTCGAGGTTGCCGTGCGCCGTGTGAAAAACCGCCTTGCTGTCGGTCACGAGCGTCGGACCGGCGCCGCTGTTCGACAGGAGCGCCGTGAACATCAGGTTGTTCTCCCAGTCCGACACCCGAACGCCGTAGGAGCCGAGCATCTGCTCGATCGCCATGAGGTAGTCGTTGACCAGCATCGTGCGGGTGATGCGGAGCTGGACGCCGTACGGCTTGGTCTGGATCGTCTCCTTCGACTCGCCGAACGTGCCCGCCTTGATCTCGCCGGACTCGCCCACCTCCTGCAGCGCCGGGAAATCGCCGGCGCGGATGACATTCATCGCCTTGAAGTCGGGCGTGGTCATCCGTGCCGAAAAGAGGCGATAGGCCGGCATTGCGGCGTCGTACCGGGCCAGCAGCCGCATGTTGAGCGCGTCGCTGAAGATGCCGGGGAAGTCCGACGTGGTGTGGAACGCACGCTCGAACATTTCCGTAAGCTGGCGGGCGGTCCGCAGCGGCCCGCGCCAGTTCACGCACTCGGCAGCGATCTCGGCGAGTTCGCGCTCGCCCCACTGCCCGGCGTGATCCGGCAGTTCGACGTTGCGCGCACCGCCCGCACGGGCAAGCCGGGCCGCGATCGCGTCGGCCATACCGCGGCGGCGGCTCGACGTCTCCTCGAGGCCTCCAACCTCGACATGCGGGAACGTCGGCGTCGCCTGGCTGCGCTCGGCGAGGTGATCGAGCACCGCCGAGCGCACGGTCTGCAGGTCCGAATTGTCGCGGACATGCTGGTCGGCGAAGTCCTGCGGCATCGCATGAGCCCGGCAGAGAGACTGGATCTCGCTGACGCGGGTGCGCTCGGCGGTAATGGCAGCGCGGACGGCATCGCCAACGTCCCCAGTCTGAGGCGCCGGAGGCTGCGTCTGCTCGTTCCGCGCCCGGGCCGCCTCTTCGCGTTCCCGCTCGGCGATGTCCGCCCGGAGCTCGTCCATTTCCGTGACGAGGGCGGCATGCTCGCCCTCGATACGGCGAACATCCTCGGGCGCGGTATCGTCGGTGATCTCGGACATGAGCACCGCGGCACGGGTTTCCATGTTCTCGAGGTTCGCCCGCATCGCCGCCAGCGTGACGGCGACGTAACTGGCCGCATCGCCCAGGTGGGGGAACGACGCGGACGCATGCCCCGTGCTCGCCATGGCGAAGTCCGGGATAATGAGAACGGCGGCGCAAACGGCAAGGAAGAGCCCGAGCGCCGCCAGGATCGGCTTGGAAAATTTCATCACAATCTCTCCTGTCTGGAGACCGGGCAAAGCACCATTGTCCTGCGGCCCGGCCGAGCGCAGGGGGCGGTTCGAGAACCGTCGAGCGGTGTGTCGATCAGATCTCGGGATTACGTGTTGAGGCCGCGCATGCGCTGCAGCATGCCCATCCGCGCGCGGGCCGCGGTCGCCAGCGTCCTGGCGCCGTCATGCGTGACGATCTCGCAGGAATTGAATGCTCCGTCGCCGCCCGCCGACGAACGGATCTGGGCGCCGGCGTCGGCGGGAATCGGGACCGCCGAAATCTCGTAAGGCTCCCAGTCGATGGCCCGGTGCAGCGGGACCGCACCCTCGCGTTCCTCTATCTCCACCCGGTGGGTCCGGTATCCGACCGAGACGTTGTTGATGATACCGTCGCGAATGTCCTGCACAGCGCCGGCCGCTGTCTCGCGCCTGGTCAGAAGAATCGTCGCGTATCCCTTACCGTCGGCGATCCTCGCGCTGCCCTTCACGACCGACCCGATGACACCGCCCAGTTCATAGCTGTAGTGGGTGTCGAGGAACGGGGCGCCGGCGTTAAGCCGATCGAGGCGAACCGCCTGGGGGCTGACCACCAGTTCCTCGTCGAACTCGCCCTCGCGCCACGAAACGCGCCGGACGGTCGCCCCGGTCGTGAACACCACCTCGATCGTGTGCGCGTCTTCGTTGAAGGAATCGGCGCGCACGAGCGCGTCCCGCCGCATCGGCGGCAGCATGATCGTCTTGGACATGTCGTTTCCTTTTGCTCGTCCAGGCGAGCCGGCTCAGGCGACCGGCTTCAGACGGCGGCGGCCATCGGCCCCGCTGTCGGTGTGCGACCGGTCTGCGCCCAGCGCCTCGGCCGCCTGCTGCGAAACGCTGGGTTGCTCGTTTCCGCCCTTCGTCACCCGACGCGGGTCAGAGTCGAAGATGAGCCCCAGTTCGTCGAACTTCTTCTGCCGATCGGCGATCTCGTTCATGACGTCGTCGGGGTTTCGGCCGCGCTTCGAGACCGCCTCGTCCCACGACACGGTGCCCGACCGCATGTCGATAAGTTCCGCGTTTGCATCGTCGAGAGGGTTCACGCTCTCGAAGGCCGGCGGGTTCCACTCGCAGGGCACATACGGGACGGGCAACTCGCCGGCCAAATGCGCGGCCGCGCAGAACCAGCGGCGAACCGGGTTAAGGAGCATCGGGGCCACGGTCAGCCACTGGATGGCGTCGACAAGCCGTCGAAAATCGACAAGGCCGACCCGCGACGACGTGAAGTTCACTTCCTTCAGGTTGCCGGTCATCAGCGCGTGCGGGATCAGGTAGCCCGCAGCGATCTTGTGGAAGTTGACGCCCTTGTACTCGGCATAACCGCCCATCGTCGGCGGATTGTTGAAGGTGACGGACTTGCCGTCATGCGCGTAGGCGATCATGCCCGGCTCGAACTTCTCGATGGTGTTGCCATCGGCGTCGGTGACCTTCGGCGCAATCGTCTCGTCACCCTCTTCGGCGCCAGTGACGATCGCGACGATGCAGGCCTCGGTCTTCTTGCGGATCCGCTCCGCGAGGTCGTAGTCCGCATCGTCATGCAGGTCGGTGATGATCGACGCGCCCCACGGGACTCCACGCGTCTGGGTACGCTCCTTCCGGTAGAGGTGGAGCAGGTCACTCGCCGGCACCGGGCTGCTCAGGTAGCGGCCCTTTCCGGAAATCCAGGTATTGCCCGGGTGCTCCGGAAACAGCCAGTACGCCGCACGCCGCCCGGCCTGGTCGAACTCGACACCCTGGACGGCTGTCCGGCCGGCAGACGTCGCGCCCGACTTGCTGTGATCAAGATGGTCGCCCTCGAGGATCTGGATCTGCAGGGGTACGCGCAGACCACTCCCCGGCGCCTGCAGCCTCCGGCGAACCAGCGCCTCGCCGCCTTCGACCATGATGCCGACCGCAAGTTCCTGCAGGCCGTAGAAATCGAGTTGGCCATCGGCGTCGGCCTGCTCGACCCATTCCTTCCAGAGCTCGTCGGTCAGCGCGTTCAGCTCCGGATCGGCGCTGTTCGAGCGCGCCATGATGCCGGCGCCAACGATGTTGTTCTTCCAGGTCGAGACCGCCTTGCGGGCGTGTGCGTTGTTCCGGACGAGATCCCGATGCCGGGCCCGCAGCAAGGGAAGCGCGGCGCCGATCTCGGAGTCCGCAGACGAGCCCGACGCCTTCCAGCCCTGCCGCAACCGCCCAAGCGCGGCACCGTCATATTTCCGGGTGACCTCCTCGAACGCCGCGCGCGCCATGACACGGCGAACCGCAGCTCGAGGCGCGACGGTCGCGATCGTCCGGTCCAGCCAGTTGGCCTTTGTCGTCATCGTTACCCTTCCCCGCGGGAGAAACTGGCGAACCCGGCGACCGGGCGCGACGCGTTGAGTTGCCGCTTGAGGTACTTGATGCGCTTGAGCAGATCGTCGCCGCTCGCGAAGGTGATCTCCTCGTCGCCGAGCCGGACCTTCGTCGCACCTTTCCCGTACGCCTCTTCCAGTTTGTCGATCAGCGCCTGGGTGTCCGTCGCCATGATCAGTCAAGCCATCCTTTGCCGCGGCGACCCGTGGTGTCGCCCTCGCCCGGGCCGCCTTCCGACAGCCATCCACTTCCGCGCGCCTTGCCGCCCGCCTTCGGGCCTGGCGTCGGTTTGGACGCCGCGCCGCCTTGTTTTTCGAACGGATCGCCGTCCTCGCTGTCGAACAGGTCCGGCGTGGTCGGTACGCCGTGCACCGTCGTCAGCAGGTCGACCCACTTGTCCTTCGTCAGCCGCCGCTTCCGCTCGAGGTGCCACGCAAGCGCAAGCGCGTAGACCATGCAGTCGAACCAGTCGTTCTTCCGGCCGGCGACCTTCTTCCATTCCCGCACGGCCTTCGGGCTGATCAGCCGTCGGCCGCGGCGGTTCGACGAGTTCGTGTCCTCGTCCGGATCGACCAGCCGTTCGGCGGTCAGTTCCTTTGCGAAGTCCTCGTCGCAAAGTTCCGGCGTGAGGTGGATGGTATTGCTCGGCCACTGGCCCCGCTCGTCCGGCCCCTGCACCAGGTTCGCCAGGCCCGCCACCACCTCCGTTTTGACGTCGTAGTTGCCGACCGGATAGAGCAGCACCTTCGCGATCAGCCGCTTGTTCGCGTCGCGGATATCCTGCTTCTTCGGCGAGCCGAGCCACGGCAGGCCCGGCTGATGCCGGCCGTCGAGGGCGTAGCAGTTCGGTCGCGCAGCGCAGAACCGATAGGCCCTTTGCGTCGCGAAGCCCGTGTCGACACCAGACAAGTCGATACCCTTCTCGGTTCCGCCCGCGGTCGGATAGGTGCGGCCGAGAGCATCCGCGAGCGCAATCCACGGCTCGTCGGACTGCTCGGGCGGTCCCTCGAAGATCTCGCGATCGACCAGCCAGCGCTGCCCGCGCGGGCCGATCGCCAGGACGGTCCACTTGATGCCGTATCCCTGGACGTCGGCCGACGAGACAACGAGGCCTGCCTCGGCCGGAATCCGGCGGCTTGGATAGGCGAAGCCGCGCGCGGCCTCGACGATCTTCTCCCATTCGACCGTGACACCGCCCGGGTCGTACGGCTCGGCGAGGTCCTGCTGGTGGAACGTGCGCAGCGCCGTCGTGTCGTTCTGCGCGTTCTCCCACCGATCCCAGATGTCGGCCCAACTCTCGCGCGGCGCGTACGCTGCCCAGAGGTGGGAACTCGGCTGCCAGTCGCGGCACCGCCCTTCGCACGGCGGGCAAAGCCATTCGGCCAGTTCGTCCGCCGGGATCGCGGTCGGGACCGGGGGATCGCCTTCATGCACACGGGTCGGAACCCACTCGGCCCGCGCCAGCATCTCGGTCTTGTGCCCGTTGACGATGACGCCATCGCACTGCACGCACCGGAAATGCACCGGCAGCCCCGCCTCGGGATCCGGCCCGCACATGTGGTCGAAGTCCAGCGGCTGAAAGGTGTCGCAGTGCGGACACGGGACGTAGCGATATCGGCGGTCTCCGCTCTCGAAGTCCGCCGTGATCGCGCATTCGCCGACAATCCCGGGCGTCGAGCCTTGCCATTCCTTGGCGAGGTTGCCGTACATCTTCTGTCGCGCGCGGGCCTGGTCGCGCGGCGATCCGCGCCCGTCCACGTCGCGCGGATAGCCGGTGACCTCGTCCATTGCGAGGTACTTGATCGACAGCATCTGCAGGCCCTTCGACGAACCCGCGTTGACGATTTGGCAGAAGCCCCCGGCGAACCGCTTGTAGGCCGTGGTCGATCCCTGTTCGTCCCGGCTGTTGACGGGCACGACCTTGTGGGCAATCCGAGGCGTCGCCTCGATCGTCGGCTGCAGCTTGATCCGGTTGAACTTCGATGCCTCCTCCAGCGTCGGCAGGACGATCATCATCGACCCCGGATCCTGATCGACGATGAAGCAAAACCAGTTCTCGATCGCCGTCGACTTGGCGAGCTGCGCCGCCCACCGCGCGCTGTAGCGCCGCGCCGGATGATCGGGATGCAGGCAATCCTGCGCCTCGCGCAGGTGCGGCACCCGGTCGGTTCGGAATCTGCCCGGCCAGGGCGACCCGGACTCCGACGAGACGATGCGATACCGGTCCGCCCATTCGCTGACCGTGAGCGCCTCGGATGGCTTGCTCGCCTCCGCCAGACCGGTGAACAGCACGACCTCCCCGGCAGGCAGGGCCGGGAAGCGTTGACGCGCGGCGTGATAGGTCATTGCAGCGCAGCCGCCGCCTCGTCGCCCGGCGCCTCGCCGGTCTCGGCCGCGCGGCGCGCCATGTCAAGGCGCTTCATGATCTCCTCATGGAAGACCGACAGCCCCATGCGGGCGAACTCCTTCAGCGCGATCCGTGCGGTGCGCTCGTCCCAGCCATGCTTGTGGGCATAAACACTGGCTTCCGTTTCGACGGCCCTGTCGAACGCCGCGCGCATCAGCGCGATCGCGTCCCGCGCTGCGCGGTCCACTTCAGGCACCACGGTCAGCTCGCGGCGACGTTCGGCCAGGTCCAGTTCACGTAGTTCCGCGTCGGCCATCGCCTTGCGCGCCGCGCCGTCCGCCTGCGTGCCCCGGAACTTCGACCCGGAAGCGGCGGTCTCGGTTTCGACGGCGGGCGCGGCAACGGCAATCCGCACGTTTTCCGAGCGGTGCGCCTGCAGCCGCGCGAAGTCGACCAGGTTCTGCCGGCCGTCGCGTTTCGTCGGCAGAGCCTCGGCGTGCTGCTTGAGGTAGCGGGACAGCGTCGACCGATCAATCTTGTCCCCGGTAGCCGCCAGCCGCGCCGCGGCCTCCGTTATCGAGATCCAGTCTTCCGTCATCCGTGCGCCAATCCGTGCGCCACACGGGTATCCGTGTACCGCTTTCCAACCGACCTACTAGCGAAATCCCGGGGCCGCCGGGCCCGTGTGGCGAGGGGGGCCGGGAAAGGACCCAGAGCCGGGGCCCCTCAGCCCCTCCGCGCCAGCCGCCCCAGAGCGCGGTTCAGCTCGCGCAGGACGCGCGGCATGATCAGGTCGTCGATCCCGTCGACCGCCTCGCCCAAATACTCATCGCCGTTCCGATACAGGTCGTGTGCCGGGTTCGGCCCGTGCAGCTTTCGGATCGGCAGGCGCGTAGCCCCGGCGCGCTTGAACACGCCGCGATGGCCGCCGTGCGTTCCGGATATCCCGGCCCGCGTCACCGTCGTGATGAACGCGCCGCGATAGGAACCGCGACCCCGGACCGTCACGCCCGCCCGCGTCTGTCGCGCGCCGAGGGCTTCCAGCGGGATCCATTGGGAAGCCATGCGCACCACCAGCGCCTGAGCACCGGCGTTGTACCGCGACCGCGTCACGGCGCGCACATGCTTCTGCTGGATATCGATACGCTTCGCGGTGAAACGCACAATCCGCGTCTCGACTTGGCTGGCCACACGCCCGAGCGCCGCCCCGATCACGCGGTGACGGATGTCGGTCGGCAGGGCCCGGAAGGCCCGGGCCAACTGGCCGACCTGCCGGCTGTCGACGAGAATATCCGCCAGCGACGGCATGGCTGTGCCCCTGTGGCCCGCTCCGAAAACACAAAACCCGGCGCGGGTTTCCCCGGCCGGGCCAATGTCCATCCTTTCGATGGTGGCAGAACGCTGTCAAATTTTTCCCGCACCGTCAAGCGGGCTCTTGTACCAGCGCTCCTAAAAACCAGTCATTCAAGGAAATTCCCGATTACTCCGTCCGCGCGTTGCCGCCGGACAACCCGGCCGGTATTGGCCAATAGTCTGCATTCGCCGTTGACTAGCTGCTGTTCCATACGACCGTAGATGGCATTTGCCAGATCGCGGTCAGAAATGCCGGCGCGCCGAGAAACGATCGCGATGATGGTGTCAGAAAGCCGTTGCATTGGTCACCTCCAGTTTCAGAGGCCTTCCATTAATCGCACTCGCTCGAAGAAAACTAGTTCACCCCGTCAGCTTTCTTGCACTTGATGTGCCAATCGCCAAGCTCCACCTTGCCAGAATGGTCGCGGCAAAAGTTGGCAAGATACAGTTTTTCCGAGTATCCATTAAAAAATACGAAAGACAAAACTACGGATGCGAGAACATTCAGTCCATTCCCTATCAAAAAAAGATTAAATACGGCTCGATCGGTCGGCCATACCTTCCATTGCGCTAGCGCTTTAAATCCAATCCAGGCACCGACCGCGCCCCAGTTTCCCGTTACGAGAAGTATTGGATACGCTAGGATCTCAAGCGATCCGAGAATAAAAGTGTACCAATAGTCAGACCATCGTGGAGACGCGATCTCCCCGTTTTCTTTTCTTTTAATTGGATGGATGCCCGATATATTTCTTCCAACAAATTTCCAAAATGAAATTCTGCCGATGACTTCTTGCTCGTGATGCATTTTCCACGCTCGCAGGACAGCGTGAACAACCCGAATAAAGATTGAAGCGCCAAACACGGCGGACAGGTACCAGCCGATGTCCACGTAAGGCAAGATCGCAAATATCTTCTCCATAAACACATCATACATGTCACCTTCTAAGATACTACGGTTTTTTCTGCGTGAGCCGCCGACCGTAACCTTGAAGATACTGACCACGGCGACTGGAAGGCCAAGGACGGCTTCGCCTCATATCGAATGAGCTTGCCCGCCAGTTCATCGGCGAGAACATCGAGCGCGGCGCGCCATGTCCGGTATTGCTGCTGATCCCATTCCCACCGCTCCGGGTCGTGCGACCAGCGAATCGGGCACGCGACCGGGCGCTTGTTGTGTTCGATGGTCTCCGGCTTGCCGTTCCCCCGCAGGATCGGCACCAGCCGCGGCGGCTCGCGGTCCCACAGTCCGGGCCGCGTGTTCGCCCGGGC